CCCAGTCGGCTCGGGCGAGATGCATGCCTTCGGCTACAACTCCAGTTTCACCCCTCCCGCCAATGCCCACATGGTCGCAGCCCAGGCCTACAACAAGGTCTATGCCGCGTTCTCTGACCTGAATCTCCCACTCTCGGGCATGGCCGTAATCGACCCGCTCACCAGAAACGTGTGGCCCTACGGAATGAAGCCATTCGGGTTTAAGTGGGTCGCCAATACTCCCGTCCTTGTCGGCGAGATGATGACGCCGAACACCCCGAGCGGGAACGGACATACCTACCGCTGCATCACGGCTGGGGAGACAGGAGCAGTTCCACCTGCCTATTCACTGGTCGACGGCGGCACATTCATGGATGGGAGCGCCCAGTGGCAGGAATATACAGCCGTCATGGCCAACCGGGTGCCTCCGCCGGCGAAGCCTGTTCTCGCTCTCCAGTCCTCTGGCGGAATGTGGGACACAGGCCTCGACGTTTACATCGTTATCACGCTGGTCAACTCGATGGGGGAGACTTTGCCTTCTCCCCCTGCTTTCGTGACGACGATTGCCGGCTCGTCGATTGTGCTGGTTACGATTCCTCCGCTGGCCTCGATGCCGAGCTGGTTCCTTGAATTGGGGCCATCGTATGTTCCCACCGGCGCCAACGTCTACACGGCCAGCGTGGCGCACGGCAATGCCGCCCCGTCGATCTCGAGCTATGAAAGGTCGAACTCTACACCTATAGTCCTTGGCGCTCTCTATAGTTGCACCACCGCCGGCGTCGGAGTAGCTCCCCCCTCTCTCTGCACCGCGCGCGTGGTGCCTGGTCAGTTGCCTACCCCGGATACCGAAGTCCAGATCCAGCGGATTCCAGCCGGCAGCCTTGTGGCTCCGCCGAACGCTCCAGGCCTCTCGCTTGGAGTTGGCACCTTTGCCATCAATCGAACCGTCTACATCCTCCTGACGCTCACGAACGCATCTGGAGAGACCACGGCAGGGGCAACGGCCAACATCACGACTACCGCGGGCACTCAGGGCGTCACGGTGGCGCTGGCGTCGAACTACGGGCCCACTGTAACCGGCGTCAACATCTACGAGATTGATGTTGCCGAGGGAGACCAGGTACCCGCTGCGGACCAGTACCAACTCTACGGCAGTTACGCTCTGGGCGCGACGCCGACAATCACCGCCGCCGCATCGGGCGTCAACCCCCCACTGGCGAACACTGCAACTCTCCCAGCAGGCAGTTTCCCGGCCGGCCGAGATGTCTACGTCGCGCAGACCTACACGAACTCACTTGGGGAAACGACCCTCGGACCATCCAACTCGATCATCAATACCAACGGCAACGATGCGGTCCTGGTAACGGTGGCAGTTCCGGAGGATGACAACAACAATGCCCTCTATACCATCGGCTCGGTGGGCATCTATGAGGCGGATGTGCCGACAGGGACGCCAGCACCCCCCTCAACAGCCTTTGCGCTTGTCGGCTTCTACCAGCCCGCTGCCCAGCCATTCATCTTGGAGTCAGCCACCGGCCCAAATCCCCCGACGGTAAACGGTACGGGACCAGGCGGCGCCATCGTGGCCGACACAGCGACGGGCGGCATAAATGGCACTCAGGGCTATCGCTACGCGGCGCTGATGTACATGAACCAGAATTACACCGTCTCGGGATTCACCGCGAATTCGGTGATTCAGTACGACGTTGACGAGGACGGCTGGGAACTTGGCATCTTCAAGGTTGCTACCGGGCCGGCCTATACTCTCGCCCGCATTGTCGCCTTCTCAGTGGCCGACGGGTCGAACGCTGGTCCGTTCTGGTGGATTGGCAACGTCAACCTGCAGTATCCAGATCAGAACTTCGTCTACCCTCAGACATTCCTCTCCGACACCATAAGCCAGTCGGCAACCGTCTTTCAGGACAATGCGACTACCAATGGCGTCTTCAACTTCACAGATGAGTACCTCGACGGCTCCAATGATGTGACTGACCGGCTGGATGTGATCTGGCCGAACCAGGCGGTGCATTGCACCTATTGTCCGAGTGTCGATCGCATCTTTCAGGCCGGCGTTCCTGGATACTACTCCGGCTGGTGGGTTTCGCTGGCAGGCGACCCGGAGAGTTATTACGCGGACCTGAGCTACATCTCGGTTGGCTCTGACGATGGGGAGAGAGCCTGGGGCACCATCGAATACCGCGGCACCGTCTACGGGCTCAGGGAGCGGTCAGGATTCACCTTCACAGCCAACCCGAACAATCCCCAGTCCTGGACGGCGACAAAGCGGTGGAGCGAAAGAGGGCCGTGCGGGCCTCGGGCGTTCGATGCCTGCGGCGACTTCATGATCTTTGTCCACCGGAGCGGAATCTACAAGTATGAGGAAACCAGTCCTGAGCTTGTGACCAAGGAAATCCCTTACTTCTGGAAGACGATCAACTGGAGTGTGGCAAACACCATCTGCTGCAAGATCGACCAGGAGCGGCACGAGGTCCATATCCTTGCGCCGGTTGGAAACTCGACCGTACCCAACCAGGAGATTGTCCTCAACTACCTTGAGGGATGGGCGCAGCCGGTCCACTTCTCGACGTTCTCAGCCAAGGAGATTGCGATTGCGGACGTGCGCAAGTTCTCGATCAATGATGTTCAGGGCTTCATCTGCGAGCGGCTGGAAAGGGCGTTGCCGATCACTGAGCCATTCGCGCAGGGCCAGGTTGGCATTCCGTTTCTCGATTCTGGCTACTTCACATCGCAGTTCTGCTACGGGTCCAGTGCGGCCGATGGGACGGTTCAGAATGTCACTCCTGGGCAGTTCAATGACAATGGCGCGGGAATTGACTGCCGCTACCAGACGGTGTGCGCTGAAACGACGATGGCCCTGAGCAAGATTGAGGGATTCACTTTGAACGCCCGCGGCAACGGCACGCTGTATCCGTATTTCATTGGCGGTCGCCAGATGCTAACCAACACGGTCGACGCGACAGGCAATGCCATCAAGGGACTGATCCTCCCGTGCCGGCCCATTGACCTGAATATCCTCGAAAGCGAGGGACTCAGCCGCATGGTGCCGAGCAAGATCAATGAGCGGTGGAGGATGGAATTCAACAACGGGCGCGTCGCGGACTCGTGGTTTGAGTTGAAGTGGCTCGCCATGTACTCGATTCCGATGTATCAGGCTCGGGACCAGTCAGAGATGGGAGGCTAACGGATGAGCGAAACCCGAAGCCTTATCGAATCCGCCGTCAAGGGCAACAGAGAAGACCTGCGCCGGCTGCTCCTCGCCTTCAACGACCAACACGAGCTCCACAACCAACTACTCGGCAGCGCATGGCTCAATCCGACATCTTCAAAATTGAAGGCTGCCAGCACACCCCCGCCGCCAGCGACAGCAACAGCGGCGGGCGCAAACGGAACCATCAGCGTTGCCATCACGAACCCAGCGCAGGCGGCCAAGGCGACCATCTACCACGAGGTTAGTTACTCGCCAGTCAAGAACTTCTCGCAGGGCGTGACGGTGCTGCCCGTCTCAGCGAATAACACGGTGAGCATCCCGGCGCCAGGGCAAGCGCCTTTCGTGCGTATCCGGTCGAGCTACGATGGTTCCACATGGAACACTCACCAACTGATCCAGCAGACGGCGGTGGACGCCGGTCTGCAGTCGAGCGCAGCCAGCGAACCGGGCATGGCTCTAAATAACTGGAACTTCGCCAATGTGGTTGGCCAGGGCGCGCCGGGGCAGGTTCCGCTGATTCGGGTCTACGGTCCCAACGGTCCCTATTCGGGGTACACTGCGGGCCGGGGAACGACGCAGGGAACGCGGCCATCGGCGACGATTCTGAATTCGAACTATGCCCAGTCGCAGATTGTGGCCTTCGACGGCAAGCGGTTCCAGTTGAGTTCGACGATTGCGGGAGCGATGAGCGACAAGTGGGAGCCGGTTGGACAGGCTCTCGTGAATGGGACGCCGGGCGGCGGCGGGATTCGTGGTGGGAATGGATCGAGGTTGACAGCGATATGAGTGGTGGACCCCTGATGATCTTCGGATCGTGTCACGCAAGTGGCTTGTTGGAACTCGTTCCTAGACTGGTACAGGCACCATGTTTGTCGCCAGCCAAGGGATCGGTGCTGGCGACTCTAATCCTTCTCTTTGCGGGACATGCGCTTTGCGACTTCCCCCTGCAAGGACAATTCCTTAGCGATGCAAAGAACCGGCACAAGAGCGTTGGCGAGCACTGGGCGCGGGCTCTGTTTGCTCATTCGATGATCCACTGCGCAATGGTCTATCTGGTAACCGGGTCCATAGCTTTTGGACTGGCCGAGTTAATCATTCACTTCTTTACCGATTTTGCCAAATGTGAGGGCTGGATTGATTCGACAGAGGATCAGGCCATCCACTACGCATGCAAAATTCTTTGGGCGGTTCTATGAGTTGGGACGTAAAGCACCAGCACGTTGATCTTGCACTCGGGCGGCACTACGTTGTGCTCCACGAGCCGGTAACAGGAGCTGAGCACCACGTTTTGATCTACACCGGCCACGACTCCTGCCCTCTTTGCGGGAACGTCCAGCCGAAGACGAACACCGGGGAACTCGATGTGAAGGCCATCTTGAAGCAGGAGATGGAAGCCCTCGAAGCCAGCCACGCGCAGAGCCGAGCACATGCCGAGAAGCACAACGTACCGATCTTGAAGGCGGGCAAATGAGCAAGACCACCCTCCGGCTGGCCCAACCCAAAGATATTCCCGTCCTGTTGCGCAAGATCCACGAGCAGAATGAGCGCGACGGGACGAGCTATCCGCTGCCCGATATCTTCGACGAGGACGGCCGCCAGATGGACAACATTCCTCTGGCCTATGTGATCGAGCGCGGGGATGAAGTTTTTGGCGGGGTCATCTTCGAGTCGAAGGGCGTGGAGATGATGCTGGTTGGGTGCAGCCCGAGAGTCACTTTGACGGTAGGGGATTGCGCGCCTGGGGTTCTCTACACATTGCGCGCGATGGGATTCAGGTCGATCACATGCCATGTGACCAAACCAATCGTGAAGCAGGTCAAGGGCGCGATGAAATCGGCTGGTTTTAAGAGACTTAGCAAGTTCATCAGTTTTTTCAGGGAGATATAGGCGATGAGTAGAGGGCAGATCAACCAGACTTTCGACACGGCATCCAGTCAAAACGCTGGCTATTACAACGATGCCCAGAACTCCTATGCAAAGGCCAACAATGCCGAGAATGACTATGAAAGTCAACTCTCGAAGTACGCCGCGAGCAATCCCTACGGCGAGGGCGGGCAGTTCCAGAAGACTACCAACCAGATTGTCGCCAACACGGCAGACGCCAGAGCTAGGGCTGCGGGCAACGCTCTCCAGAGCCAGGCTTTGCGGACTGGCGGCAATTCTGCTGGAGGCGTGGCGGCAACCGAGGCCATGACCCAGCAGGGTACGCGCGACATCTCCGGCGAGGAAGCGCAGGCCAACCAGGAGCGCATCGGGGCTGGCGCAGGGTACAACAAGAATGTGCTTCAGGCGACCGAATTCCCCGCGCAGTTCGCTTCCCAGATGGCCAAGAATATGGGCGGAGAGGGAAATGATGCTCTCAAGACCCAAGAAGCGGCAGCCGCCTGGAACGACCCGGCAGCGGACACCTGGAATAAGGCAGCAGCGGGTGCGGCAGAACACTTCGCTAACGATGAGTCCGACGCCGCTACCGACGACGACAGCAGCAATTAGGCTGCGAGGGACGATGAAAAGACAGAAGTTTAGCCAAAGAATAACTCGCGGGGTGCACTATGGCCGATGAAGGCCCTATGTATGAATCAGATGACCAGAAGTATGGCGCACTCCTTAGCAACCTGCTCAATCCGCCCGGTGATGGGAGTGGCGATAAGGGCGCACAGTTGGCGGCAGCAAACGCCCCACAGCGCGTACAGACACCCGCGCAGCCGACATCTGGCGCGATGCCCCAAGCGCCAGCCTCGAACGCGGCGCAGGCGATACGTGCAGGAGCGCAGGCGGCAGGGCAGGCGATCCAGACTCCACCACCAGCGCAACCGAAGCCAGCGGTGACTCCCAATGCCGTCACTCCGAGCGGGAATGGACCAGCGGCAGGAACCCCGCAGAAGTCGTGGGCTGACTATGTTCGGCAGTCCAACGACTCATCCATGCAGTCCATGGGGCAGGCACAGACAGCAGCTAGCGCACTCCAGAACGAGCCGAGCGCGACGGCGCAGAATGCTCCGCTTGAGAAACGCAGACAAGCACTCGCCGCACCGATTCCCTACCGTGATCAGCAGACTGGAAAGGTATTGACATCAGCGGTAGACCCAGAAACGGGGCAAACCATTAACCCGTCACAACTCTATAAACCAGGTACCGGCACCAAAATACTTCGCGCGCTCTTTCCTGGCAAGATGGGTAATCAACCTATTAGTGCACCAAACTCTAACTACCAGGCAGCGCAAGCGCTGAGAACCCAGCAGGCGGCTTCCATCGGGCAACAGGAACAGCAGAACATTACCAACACAAAGGCCGACTCAGACCGCCTAAAGGACATCGGCACCGAGCAGCGCGCCGTTGCGACCGGCTACGGGAACGTGGCCAAGGACTCGACGGCCCAACAGAATGCGGAGAACAAGGACGATCTTGCACAGGTCCGTGCGCAACTCGCCGACCAGGCGGGGGTGCCAAAGACTTACGAGCAGGCCGTCATTGCCTCAAACGATCCAACATTGTCCCCAGCCCAGCGCCAGCAGTACGCCACTTCCGCCAAGCAAATCCAACAGGCCGAAGTGAAGAAGTTCCAGTATGCAGCCCGTGCGGCCGGTGGTGATCCTGACGAGCGGCGCCAACCCATGATCGACAGCGCAACGTCTGCGATTCAGGAACTTAACGACAAGTGGTACTACAACGCGGCGGCTGGACGCTTCTACGACTCGACGAAGAATCCTGACATCGACCCGAACGATGCAACGGTAACCGCCGACCAGATCAAGGGTGCAGTGACACCTTCCGAGTTCACGGACATGAAGAACAAAATCTCCACGAAACTGGATGCGGACCTGACGCGGGCAAAACTACCGCGCTTGGGTGTTCGGTTTGACGTGAAGAAGACGACTCCAGGCGGAGCGCAGCCAACGGCACAGCCAGCGGCGCAACCAGCACCGGCCCAGACCGCACCGAAGTCAGCCGCAGAGACTCAGGTTGGGCAGGTCTACAACGGTTACAAGTTGATCGCTCCCGATAAGACCAAGCAGGCTAGTTGGCAGAAGGTTGGCCAGTGAGCGATTCGGCGGTTCAGACTCCACCTTGGGAAGAAGCGGCACAGCAGGCACAACCCGCAGCATCCGTCATGCCGTGGGAAGAGGCTGCGCAGGCCCAACCAAAGAGTGCCCCTGCGCAACCTGCGGCGTCCGCACAACCCAGTCCAATACAACTCCCAGGCGTCCCCGGCATCAACCGGAACCTGCCGCAGTCCCCGGCCGAGGCCGCGGTCTCCAAAGAACAGGTCAAGCCATGGGAAGAGAGCGGGCTCTCATCGTTCGCGCATGGGTTTGGACTCCCCACAACGACAGCCGAGCAGGATCGAGCGCAGCTTGAGTCCCACCCGATTCAGGCAGCCGTCGATGCGATTGGCGGCCCGGCCTATGGCTTGCTTAAGGGCGCATCGCAAGGCGCAGTCCGCAGCATCGGCGAGCTGACTCAGGCAGGCGAGGGGATCGAGGAGAACAATCCCGCCAAGGCAGCCGTACATGTGATTCAGGCCGTGCCGTTCATTGGCGCAGGCATCCAGCGTGGAGTTCAGCAGCTTGGACCAGATGGACAGGTAAACCCTGCAGTGGCCGGGACGGTAGCGGCTACGACCTTGCAGACCGCCCCCATTGTGGCTGGGGGATGGGAAGGATTCAGGGACGCCAAGGCCGCGGAGATGCGCGGGCAACCCCCGCCACCGCCGGGAGGAGGAATCCCGCAGACGCCCACCCTCGACAACCTTGCGGCAACGGATCAGATGGTGCGCGCCGGGAAGGGAATCAACGCCAACCAGCCGCCAGCCCCAGCGGTACCTGAACAGACCGCGCCTACGCCAGCCCCACAGCAAGCCGCGCCCGCTGTACGTCCGCCCACACCGACAGCCGCCGACATCTTCGACACGCTGAAGGGACCGGAGCCGGAGGAAGGCCAGACCATTCATGCCGGTCCTAAGCCGGTATCGGAAGCGCCTCCGCCTGCCCCTGAAGCCCAAGCGGCCCACGCCGAACCGAGTCTACTCGATCAGATCGTTGCCAACTGGGGCAAAACTTCGCAGACCGAAGGGTCCGGTTCCTTGCTGGATCAGATCGTCGCGCGGGGACGATTCTACAACGACACTGCCCAGCCTTTTCTCGATGAACTGGATAGGCAGGGTGGCGAGGCACATGCCGCCGGGGATATGGAGACGGCGGAGCGCGCGGCGCAGGCGCATACTGCAGCATCGTCGGTCCTCGACGAGATTGCGCAGAACAAGTCGCAGGGAGGCCGCCCGACCAATCCGAATCTCGCGGCCGCGCAGGATGCTCTCAGCGGCAGGGCCCTCAACAGCCCCGAGCAGACATCTCCGGCGCCGTCAAGCGCGCCGAAGATGAGCGTGAAGGATTTGGCATCACTCGCCATTGCATCGATGCCACAGCGCCCCGTACCACCCAAGGATGCCCCCAAGCCTCTCCAGCCAGCCACAGCGCAGGCGACGAACCAGCCACAGCCCATCGGCAAGCACGAACCCGACACCGGACGCCAGATCCTGCAATCGACGGATAACCCCGCCACCTTGCAGAAGGCGGCTCAGGCCCAAGCGCCATGGCTGGAGAAGCAGGCCAGCGCGACGGTGGCAGGCATCCCCGGCGCGAAGGTTGAGGGAATCCGCGAGAAGAAGGCACCGGCGGACCTGGCCGAGAAATTGGACCAGGAGAAGCAGCCGGCGGAGACGATCCCCGATTACCTCGGCGGTCGCATCGTCGTGGACTCCCCGGCGGCGCGCGATCAGGTTGCGCAGAAGATCCGCGCCAACATGCAGGTCATCCGTGAGACTGACAACTTCGAGAAGGGCAGCGACCCTTACGGTTTCCGCTCGCACACGTTCCAGGTGAAGACGCCGGACGGAAACTCGGCGGAGATGCAGGTTGTGCCGAAGGAGCAGGCGGAGGTCAATGACCAAACGCATCCACAGTACGAGCAGGGGGAGAAGGCGCGGATTGCCGGGAACAAGGAGCAGCACCAGCAGATCGCAGGCCAGGTGCGCGCGAAGCATGACGCGGCGATGGAGAGGTTCAACCAGCGCAACGCCTCAAATCAGGGAGCAAAACAGGAAGCGACGCCGCAATCTACAGGGGTTGCAGCGCCATTCACCCCAAAGAAGGGCGACCGCGTTCTGATGGACGGCAAGAAGCCGGGCACTGTGACGTACGCTGATCCGAAGCGCAAGGTTGCTGGGGTCAAGACCGACGACGGGCGCGCATGGCCGGCAGCGCCATTTGAGCGTTTGAAGCCAGAAGAGAAGAAGGCAGCGGAGCGAGAGACTACCCCAGAGGAGTATCGCAAGATCAAGAGCGACCTCCTGAGGCGTGGACTGAATCCCGACGACACCGAAGCATGGGGAACGGCAGTCGCGGAAGAGGAGCGCAAACTATTCCAAGAACCATCCCAGTCCCCAGCCGCGCAGAATCAGCCAGTTGCGGGCAAGGTGGAAGAGGGTGGCTCAAAGCCGAGCGAATCAGCCCAGCCCGAAGCCAAGGGCGACAAGTGGATAGGCGTGGACCTCGACGGGACGCTGGCCCACTACGACGGCTTCAAAGGTCCAACCGTCATAGGCGAACCGATTCAGCCGATGGTCGACCGCATCAAGAAGTGGCTGGCCGAGGGGAACAACGTCAAGATCCTCACCGCGCGCGTGGCCGACGACAAGGACGGCAAGGTCAAGAAGGCGATTCAGGACTGGACCGAGAAGCACGTCGGCAAGCGCCTGGACGTGACTGACGTGAAGGACCCGCACATGGTGTCCCTGTACGACGACAGGGCTGTGCCGGTCGAGCGCAACACGGGCAAGCTATTGGCTGAACCGCAGCCGGAAGGGAACAACAACAATGCAAAACAATCTGGGATCAGCGGCGAGTCAAATGCCGCTCCAAAAGCAGAAGGCGGCGGGAATGTTCCGTCGCAAGAAAGCCAACCAGCAGCCTCCAATGCCGGAGCCAAACCAGCCGCAGCCGATGAGCCAGCCGCCCCAGCCGGCAAGCAAGAAAAGCCACTGGAGCAGTCGGGGGATGGCGAAAAAGAAGTAAAGACCACCAAATACAAGTACGGCAACACCCAAGCCGACATCCCGGCAGATTCCGAAGCCGGTAAAGCCCTGGCTGCGGCGCGCGCGAAGATCGACCCTGACGACCTCATGCCGTCCACCAACACCACGGACGGTAGCGGGCTCGAAGAGGACTCGCACATCACCATCCGCTACGGCATCGAGGGTGACGACACCAGCGAGATTCGCGCGTTCCTTGAGAAGCAAGCGCCCTTCGAGGCTACGCTGGGCAAGGTGACATCCTTCCCGCCAAGTGAGCACTCGGACGGAGCTGCACCGATTGTCGTTGCGATTGAGTCTCCTGACCTGCGCAGGCTGGAAAAGGAACTGGACCAGCACGGCAAGTTCATCGACCGCACCTTCCCTGATTACAAACCTCACGCGACCTTGGGCTACGTCAAGCCAGACGCGGCCAAGAAATACGTCGGCATGGGCGGGATGGAAGGGAAGAAGTTCACCGTCAGTTCCGTGTCCATCTCGAAGAAAGACGGCTCGAAGGAAGAGGTTCAGCTCAAGGGGAAGAAGACTCCCTCCTTCTACAAGCCGACGCCCCAGGTAGCGCCCATGGCCGGGACGAGCCCGCTGGGGGTGAAGCCAAAGTCCAGCGCAGAGGCAATTGCCAATGCTGAGAAGGTCAAGCCTCTACCCACCTACACGCTCAAGCCATCGCAGGCGGTGGATAAGAATCGCCTATTCACCTTCGACAATGGCCCCACATGGTACAGCGACGGGTATATCGCGTTCGACACTGCCGCGATGGACCCCGCAGCGCGGAGGAAGGTAGAGAAGATACTCCCAACTCCTGACGCCAAGAAGTTCGGCCCCGCCGCATTCGGCATCCTGAAAGACACGACAGCCAAAGCGTCCGAGCATGCAGACCTCTTGGGGTGGGCGAATATCTCGCTCGGTAAGGGGAAGAACGGCAAAGAGTTTCCTGCTATCGACATGGCTGTATTCGACGCTGGAAAGTTTGGAGCGCAGCCTGTTAACCCCAGCAAGGTAAAGTACCTGATCGACCTTTTGAAGCCCGATGAAATCAAGTACGGCGAGTTGGGAAGTGTCCATGCTGTCAGTCTGTTCAAGGGCGGCAAGGCTGTAGGCCTCGTCATGGGCCTCTACTCCAAGGGATTCCAGTTTGACATAGAGACCGGGCGCAAGGTGGCCGGGCTGGGTGAGCGCGCGCCGGAGACGGCCGCGCCGGAGACTGAATCAGAGCCGGTAGCCGAGACCCCCAAGCCGACAAAGGCCGCGATCATCCCGACCCGTGATGGCGTGAAGGCTGTGCCGATTCAAGAGCCTGTTGAAAAATCTGTGGAGAAGGAGGAAACTAAACCCAGCGAGGCACCCCATGAGCCCACGAGTCGAAGTGAAGCCGGAGGAGGACGCCCGGCTGCCGATACTGGAAGCCGAGATAGAGAGGGAGTGGCGAAACCACCGGCCGGGCTACGTGAAGAATCTCCAGAAGGAAAGCCGGCTGAAACACCAGATACACGAGACGGCGCTGGATTGCATCCGAGTGGCAAACCAGTACGAGGAGTGCGGCCTGAATCCGGACCAGGCGAGGGAAGCGCAGCAAGCCTTGATTCATCCCCAGCTCAACCAGTCGTAGAGGATGCTAACAAGCAGCAACGCAGGCGCACCAAACTCAATCAGGACTGGTTCCAGCATCCCGACGATTGGCAGGTGCCCGGCGGGGCAATGACGCGGCTCGATGGCAACATCGCCGCTCTTGAAATCCTCCGCGACGTTCAGAAGAATCCCCGCAAAGTTACCGACGACGAGAAAGCAAAACTCGCCAATTACATCGGGTGGGGTTCGCTTTCTAAAGTCTTCGACGAGAACTACCTCCGCGCCTCCCCTTGGGAGCGCAACACCGAGACGGTTGAGAAGCGCCGCTGGCGCGAAGCCCATCTGAAGCTCAAGGAACTCCTCACCCCAGAGGAGTACGACGCTGCCCGCCGGTCTACCCAGAATGCTCACTACACGTCCCCCGATGTAGTCCGGTTCATGTGGGATGCCGTTAAGCGAATGGGATTCAAATCCGGCAACGTCCTCGAACCGTCCATCGGCGTCGGCAACTTCTTTGGCATGATGCCGCCGGAGATCCGCGCGCAGATCAACGGCGTGGCCGACGAACTCGACCCCATCACCCACGGCATAGCTCAACTGCTTTACCCCGGCGCCACAGTCTTCAACAAGGATTTCGTTGAACTAATTATGCCCGACAACGAGATCGACCTGGCTATCGGCAACGTGCCGTTTGGTGAGGCCGTCTACGACCCGAAGTATCCGAAGATGAAGGCGCGCATTCACGATTACTTTTTCGTGAAGTCGATGGACAAGGTAAAGCCCGGCGGGATGGTGGCTTTCATTACGTCCACCGGGACGATGGACAAAGCTAACCCAGCCATCCGTCACATGCTGGCATCGCAAGCCGACCTCGTAACCGCCTTCCGCCTTCCGTCGTCTGCCTTCAAGGCCAATGCTGGAACCGACGTAACAACCGACGTGATCTTCCTGCGCAAGCGGCTCCCTGGCGAGAAGCCCGCAGGGGAAGCGTGGACCAAATCTCCCGAGATGGAGGTTCCGGTCGAAGATGAAGACCGGATGCACAAGTTAAACGTGAACGAGTTCTATCAGTCGCACCCAGAGAACATGCTCGGCAATGCCGTAGCTTCGGGCCGGATGTACGGCGGACTGAATTTCATGCTCAACCCGAGCGACACGCCGATTGAGGAACTTCTGTCGAAGGCCCTGGCCAGCGTCCCAAAGAGCGTTCTGGGTGCAGCGTCAGTCTCGAAGCCGTCCGGCCTGGACATGGCCTCGACGGCATCTTCCTACGCCTCTGACGACCTCAAGGAGTATCAGTACACCGTCGAGAAGGGCCAGTTGAAGCAGCGCGTTCAGGGTAAGTTGGTGCGGCCCTCAGCAGTGGTAGACAAGAGTGGAGTAGTCAACGCGGCCAAGGTGGACCGCATCAAGGCCATGGTTGGCCTGCGCGAGAAGCTCAACGCGCTGATGGCTGCCATGGCTACGATGCCCGACGAGGATGTCGCAAACGACCTGATCGCCATCCAGCGGAAAGACTTGCTGAAGTCCTACGATTCGTTCGTCAAGCAGTATGGCTACCTGAACTCTGCCTATAATGGTCTCTTCCGCGAAGACCCCCACTATCCCCGCCTGCTGGCACTGGAGAACTACGACAAGGCCAAGAAGAAGGGCGAACCCGCCGACATCTTCAAAAAGCGCACCATCTTCCCGCGGCAACCGCTCCGTGTTGTCTCAGACGATCCGCGCGAAGCTCTCCAGCAGGTCATGGGCGAGCGCGGCTATCCGGATGTCAATCTACTAGCGCAGCTCCAGGGGAAGGAGCCAAAGGAGGTTGCGGAAACCCTTGTCAAGAAGGGATTGGTCTTCCGTAACCCGACCGGCGGTGACTACGAGACCCGCGAGAAGTACCTCTCTGGCTACGTCCGAGACAAACTCGATGACGCCCGCAAGGCTGTCGCGCAAGGTTTGGACGAGTACAAGCCGAATGTCGCGGCTCTTGAAAAGGTCCAACCCACAGACCTTGAGATTGGCGACGATCCCGAAACCTCGATCTCAGTTCGGCTCGGCGGTACATGGATTCCGATCCCCGCTCTTGAGAACTTCTTTGAGCAGACCTTCCGCTCGTCCGCCGACATCGGCTATGCCGGCGGAACTTGGAGCGTCAACGCGCGGAGCCAGTACACCCCTGAGATTGTGACGGAGTGGGCCGGCGGCGGCGTCAAGGCCGATGAACTCTTCACCTTGGCGCTCAACCAGAAGCAGCCCACCGTCTACTTGCCCAAGAACTCGGACGGGACAGGCGGCGGGATCGACGCCGAGCGTACCACGGCGGCGCGCGCCATGCAGGAGCGTATCCGAGTCGAGTTTCAGAAGTGGGCTGGCCAGTCGAAGAAGTGGAAGGCCCCGCTCGAAAAGGCATATAACTACGCCTTCAACAATCTGGTTACCACTGAGTACGACGGCTCACATCTCACCTTTCCAGGGATGAACCCCGACATCAAGTTGAAGTCTCACCAGGTCAATGCCGTGTGGCGCATGCTGCAGGACGGGCAGGCTCTCCTGGCTCACGAGGTTGGCGCAGGCAAGACCTTCGAGATGGTCGCGGCAGTGATGGAGGGCAAGCGGACCGGCCTCTTTAAGAAGCCCATGATCGCAGTCCCCAACCATATCGTCGATCAATTCCGCAAAGAGTTTCTGCTCCTTTACCCTGGCGCCAACCTGCTGGTTCCAACCGAGAAGGACTTCGACTCGAAGAATCGCCAGCGCATCATGAGCCAGATTGCGACCGGCGACTACGACGCCATCATCCTGCCCCACTCCCAATTCAATCTGATGGACATCTCACCTGAGCGCCAGCTTATGACCATCGAGAAGCAGATGGACGAGTTGGAAGAGACGCTGGCCGCCATGAAGAAAGCGGCAGGCAAGCGCGACCGATCGGTAAAGGAACTGGAGAAGGCGAAAGAGAAGCTCCGCACCCGCATCGCCGAACTGCGCAACCTCAAGGCAGACAAGGCCATCAACTTCGATGACACCGGCGTCGATGCGTTGTTCATCGACGAAGCTCACGAGTACAAGAACCTGACCTTCTACACCAAAATGACCCGCATCGCCGGGATTCAGCAGGGCAACGCCAAACGCGCGCTGCGGCTGAAGATGAAGACCGAATACCTGCAGGACAAGAACAAGGGCCGCGGCGTCTTCTTCGCCACAGGAACACCCGTCCAGAACACGATGGCCGAGCTTTACACCATGATTAAGTATGTGGCGCCGGAAGTGTTGGAGAAGGCTGGCATCCGGTTCTTTGACGACTGGGCCGCGAACTTCGGCTCGACGATCACGGCCATGGAACTTTCAGCGGATGGGCGCAGTTTCAAGGCGCGCACCAAGTTTGCCCGGTTCCAGAACGTCCCAGAGTTGATGCAGATGTTCCGCTCATTCGCGGATGTGAAGACTGCGGCCGACCTGAACCTCCCCAGGCCGGAGCTTGATGGCGGCAAGCCTATCGTCGTTTCGGTGCCAGGCAGCGAATTGCTGGATGCCTACGTGAAAGACCTGATGGACCGCGCTGCCCATCTGCCCAAAGATCCCAAGGAAGACAACATGCTCAAGATCGTGAGCGAGGGTCGCAAAGCAGCCACGGACATGCGCTTGTTGGACCAGGAGATTGCCGACGAGCGCGACTCCAAGATCAATGTGGCTGTACGACAGGTCTTCCGCGAATGGGAAGAGGGCAAGCCTGACAGCACGACCCAGATGGTCTTCCTCGATATGTACCGGGCGACCAGCGAGGACGATAAGGAACTCATCAACCTCTACGACGACATGCGGAAGAAGTTGATCGCTTCCGGAGTACCAGCGCATGAGATTGCTGTGATCGGCGAGCACAATACCCGGCTGAAGCGGCAAGCGCTTTTCGACAAGATGAACGATGGTGAGGTTCGCATACTCTTGGGTTCCACGCAAAAAATGGGAGCCGGCACGAACGCGCAGAGAAAACTGAAAGCTCTCCATCACATCGACCTGACGTGGAGGCCAGGCGACCTGACCCAGCGCGAAGGGCGCATCCTGCGTCAAGGGAACACGAACAAGTCAGTCCGAATCTACAACTACCTGACCGAGCGCAGTTTCGATGCGTACATGGCGCAGACGCTGCAATCAAAAGCCGAGTTCCTATCGCAGATACTCAGCGGTCGCGCGAAGGGCCGCACGGCTCTCGACGCTGCTGCCGACATGGTTCTCTCGCTCGAAGAAATGAAGGTCGCGGCATCTGGCAACCCGGACATCAAGAAGAAGTACGATCTGGAGATGCGCCGGTCTCAGTTGTATTCCCTGGAGCGGGAGTTCGACGCCAAGCGGCGCGACGTGAAGTGGAGAGCCGAGTCGGCTGAACTCTACGCCACGAACGCGCGGGCCCGTGCAGCCGCACTCGAAAAGACCATGGCAAAGATTGACGCCGTGCGTGGCCCCGAGGGCGAAGGCTTCGAGATGGAGGTTGATGGCCACAAGTTCACGGACAGCAAAGCGGCCACTGACTTCCTCGAAGCCATGGAACTGCCGGAAGGAACTTTCTGGCTGAAGCTCAACGGCGTAACGGTGGTCGTCAAGCCGCGCGTGGAAAACCGTCTCGGCGGAAAGGGTGAGGACGGTAAGACTACGCACGTCGAGTACGCCCTCGACTACGAGAACCAGGACCACACGATTCCCGAGCAGACCATGGCCTCGCTGGCGAGGTCGATCAACGCGCGTCTCCGTGAGGTTCCGAGTGACATCCGCCGGAGCAAGGAACAGGCCGAACGTCAGGATGAAGAAGCGCGCCGGTTCCGCGCGCAGTTGGAGAAGAAAGACTTCCCCGAGAAAGATGAACTCGACAAGGTTGAGAAGGATCTCCGCGAAGTCGAGAAGCGGCTTGGCCTGGGAAACATCAACTCCGGATCGCAAGCCGCAGCCGAAGAGACTCAGGCCGACGTGGACGCCGAGACCCCAGACGTTGAGGTTCCCGAGAAGGACGAGGAAGAGGAAGACGCAGAGGACGGAGAGGAAGCCGCCAGCCCTGCCGACACGGCCAAGAAGTTCCTGCAGGGCGGCCGTAGCGCCAAACTCCCCGACCAGCCCAAGACCGACCCCGGCAGCACCCTCTCCGCCTTCGGCTTCCTCAACCCCGCCATGGCAACCCGTCTCTTCCCCGGCATGTCCGGAGGCATCTACCAGTGGGCAGGCAACGCTCCGACCCCCGGCAAGACCCAGCAGGCCATCATGCGCGAGGAGCGCGGCGAGATGGATAGGCGCATGGCCCGCGCGATGGCTGCGCTTGAGAAGGAGTCGAACGCATGGGACAAGCGGCCCCGGGCTGACTTCCTGGCCTTTGCCGATGCCGTCGAACACGTTGGCGGTAATACGGTAGCCAACCTCAGCCCGAAGGATCAGGCACTCGCCCGGGTGCTTGAGACGGCCTATCAGGAGCGCAAAGACTACATCGACTCTCTCGGTACAGGAGTCCAGAAAGACTGGATCGAAAACTACTTCGCTCACTGGTGGGAGCATCCCAGCCAAGCCCGCAAGACGATCATGAAGTTCATGGGGATTGGGAAGAGACCCCTCGAAGGGAAAGCGTCATTCAGGAAGAAGCGGTCTATCCCCACCACGAGCGACGGTATCGCCATGGGCCTGACCCCCTCGACATGGAACCCTGTCCGCGGTGCACTGATGAAGATTTACGAGATGGATCAATTCATCATGGCGCACCAGGTCCTGAAGGTGATGAAGGACTCGGGCACGGCGAAGTTTGTAAGGGCTGGTAAGGATGCCCCTGAAGGATGGACGAAGCTCGACGACAAGATCGGAACCGTGTGGCGCCGCGCCACCACAATCGACGATCAGAAGGTGGAGGACGCGACCTACGACAAGACGTACATGGGCGGGAAGCGTCCCATCCCCAGCATTGCGATCGAGGATCTTGACGAGGCCAGCGGGCAGGCTCTGGTAATCACCGGCCACTACTGGGCACCGAAGGACGCGGCGAAGGTATTCAACAACTTCGTTTCCAAGGGTCTGTCCGGTCGCGTTGCTCTCTTCGACGCGCTGCGGTGGGCAAACAACAACCTCAACGCCTTGCAGCTCGGCATCTCCGCCTTCCACGCGACGGTGACGACGGTCAACGCGGCTGCGTCAGACGTGGCGCTGGGCATAGAGCAACTCTCCCAAGGCAAGCCAGTGAAGGCCGCTGGCAACGTCCTGGCTGGGCTGGCGCTTCCTGTCTCGCTTATCAGGACGATGGTGAACGGGATCAAGGCAACCCGCGAGTACATGAAGCCTGGCACCTACCCGGAGATGGAGAAGGAGGCGGACTGGATTGCGCGCTCTGGCGGCCGTACCGCTCCTTCCACGCTGGAACTCAGCCCCATCCGAAAAGCCATCAACGCCTTCGCCTCCGGAACGAACTGGGAGAAGACGAAGGCTCTACCTGGCGCATTGCTCCAGACCGCCATCTGGCCGGTGCTCGGTTTCTACGTCCCGAAGATGAAGATCGGAGCCTTCTATATGATGGCTCACAACATTTTGGAAGAGGGACAGAAGAAGAATTGGACCCCGGAGCTATTGAGGGACCGCATGCAGGAAGCATGGGACTCGGTAGATAACAGGTTCGGCCAGATCGTCTATGAGAATCGCTTCTGGCCGCGCGCGCTCAAAGATACGCTGCAGCTCACCATGCGTTCTGTTGGCTACACATGGGGCGACGTGCACGAGTACGGCGGGGCGATTGTTGACGCTGCCAAGATAGCCGGCAACGTAGCCACCGGCCACCACAAAGACGCGAGGATTACGCCGAAGATAGCTTTCGCGCTGAGTTCCTTCCTGTGCACGGCGATGCTCGGGGCGGCTGGGACGTTCTTCTGCACCGGCCATCTGCCCAAGGACCCGCTCCACTACCTCTACATTGAGGACTCGCACGGCGTTCAACATTCGATAGCCGGATACCCGGACCAGATCGTTAGCTTTGCGCATGACCCGAAGCAAACCGCTTTGAACAAGGTGGCTCCCATTTGGTCCGCCATCGGGCAGGCAATCAACAATCAGGATTTCTACCACACTGAGATTCGCCACCCCGACGACAAGATACCTGCGCAGGCGGCCGAGTTCGCGGAATGGACGGCAAAACAAGAACTCCCCTTCTCCGCAACCGGAGCGGCCCATTTGCTTGAGGAGCGCGGCGCGCAAGACAGTATGGCGTCCATGATTCAGACCGCAATCCATAACCCCGGGCCCGTAGCGGAGAGTTTCTTCGGCTTCAACCAGGCGCCGGCATTCATTCAAAACTCCGAGGCTCTCAACAAGGCTCGAGACTACGCCCGCACCAACGCCCCTCCAGGCACCAAGACGAAGGAGCAGTACGAGAGAACCGAAGCGATGCATGTCATCGAGGATATGTACCGCTCGGGCAAGCCTGACAAGCAAGCGATTCAAGCTTTCAAGGATAACCACGTCCTGAGCGCGGACGACGTTCTGCGGGCAAAGCTCTATTCGCACTCTGATCCGCTGGTGCGCGCGGTGCGACCGTTGAGCATCGAGCAGGCATTGAACGTCTACCTAGCCGCAACGGACGCGGAGAAGAAGACGCTGCGGTTGTTGCTCGAAGGCAAGAGCCGGGAGATACCAGAGAAGATCAACGACCCGCAGCACCGGGCGGAGATGAAGAAGGCGTACCATGATGCCCTAAACCCTAAACCGAAGTTCAACGGAAAGCCCACAGCATAGAAAGACCGGAGGATGAAATGCCGAATGGACGTAAACCCGGAGAGGCAGCACCGCGCGGATTTACCAGCACAGGAAAGCCCCGCACGACGCGGGCGGAGAGACAGGCAGCCAAAGAGCAGAAGCGGCTGGACGACGCTGCGACCGAGGAGAGGGTCAGGGCTGAGGCGGCCGAGGCGGCTGCTGATATGCGGACGCCCACGGTGGTAGCAAACATCAACGTTCAAGACATCGCCCATCTGCCATCCAAGGTCCACCTTGCCATCGAGTGCTGGCTCGACCTCCCTGCGCGCGACCATACCAAGACGGTAACGAAGGTGGCCGAGATGGTCGGTATGCAGCCCGCAATCCTCATCGGCTACTGGCGCAAGCCGTCCGTGCGCGCAATCATCGATGCGAAGCTCGAACAGATCGAGCAAGCCAAGGCGGAAATCAGGGCGCGGGCACGGGGGCTCACTGAGGATCTACTTGACTCCCACACGGTTGCCCTGCTGGACAGCAAGGAGACTCCGGCGGCGGTCAAGGCGACCATGCTCAACACCGCCTACAAGCGGTTCGGGATGCTCAAGGAGAAGGTGGAGAACACCGGGGCCAATGGTGCGCCCATGGCGTTCGAACTGGTCCGAATCGGCGCAAAGAAGACCGGAGGCGACGATGCAGATAGTTCCGATCTTTAATCCCCGGATAGAACTGCAACCTAAACAGGGAACAATTCTCGATCTTGTTGAGGAAGGGACTGCTACCTGGGTAGGCGGCGGCGGCGGCCGCGGCGGAGCCAAGTCCGGTTGCATCCATCGCGTGATGCTGGCCCGGCGGCTGATGCACCCTGGCACCATCGGCGCCATCGTGATGCGCAACTCAGACCAGGTGCGCGACTACCACGAGTTGCCCATCATCCGGACGTGGCCGCAACTCGAAGCTGGATACCACAAGGGCGAGCGCACCATCTCCCTTCCATTTAGAGATGGACCGCCATCTGTTATCAAGTTCACCTACGCCGAGACGCTCAAAGACGTAATCCGCCGGTTCCGCTCCGCCAACTACTTCGACATTGCCATCGACCAGGCCGAGCAGTTCACCGAGGAGGAACTCCGCGAAATCAAGCAGGCTGTCCGCTGGCCGGGTGTTCCTGAAGGCACATGCAAACTCTGGCTCTTTTTCAACATGGGCGGGGTGGGCATCGACTTCATGCGGAAGAAGTTCCACGACCTCGAATACAATGAGCGTGAAGACCCAAAGCAATTTGAATTTGTCCACTTCTTCCCCTATGACAACGTGGAGTGGTCACGGCCGGCGCTCGAAGCGGATGGACTGACACCCGAAGACTACTATTCGTGGTCAGAGAAGAAGCGCATCGAATACTGCGCAACCCGTTCCCAGTATGGGCGCGACCTGATGAGCCAAGATGATGCGCTGGTCAAGCGCGACTTCTACGGCTCCTGGGATGTGCTCGAAGGCGCGTTCTTTGCCAAATCCTTTGACCGTAACTCGACGGTCATTTCACCTGAGACTGTCGATGAAATGGTCAAACCGTGGTGGGAACGTTGGCTGGCGCAGGACTGGGCTCGTGGTCACTTCTGCCCAACCTACTGGATGGCTCACGGCGAGATGTCGCCAGCGGAGGCGAAGAGGTATCTGGACTGGGATGTGCGGCTCACCCTCAGAGTAATTGTCGTCTACCGGGAATACATCGCTGGCGGCGAGACAAACAGGCAGGCCGATGCTGCCAAGTATGTCTCCGGTGAGTTCGACGAGCAGGACGTAGCCGCGCAGATTGTCGAGAGAACTCCGCAGCGCGAGCGGGAGCAGATGTCGGACTTCTTCCTGTCACCGGACGCCTTCGGCAAAAAAAGCAGCCAGAACACCATTGCGCAGATACAGGGCGAGATTCTCAGTGAGGCAGGGATGCCGTACCCCAGACAGGCGGACCATGACCGCCCTGGCGGATGGTCGCTCATATCCCGGCTGTTCCTGGCCACCAAGCGCAAGGGCCAGCGGAACGACCAGGTAATCCTCATCTCGGCCAACTGCCCGGCACTTATCAGTTCGATCCCGCTGCTGATGCGCAACCCGAAAGACTTAAGCGACGTTTTGAAGACGGATGAGTCCACGGCGCGCATCGAGATGGATTGCTTCGTTGCGGGAACTCCTGTCTGGACACTGCGTGGGCAGGTTCCGATAGAAGCTGTGCGGGCAGGCGATCACGCGATGACGCGCCTCGGTTGGAAGCGGGTGACGCGGGCTTGGAAAAACCGAATCGATGCTCCGGTGGTGCGCGCGTTGTTCTCTGATGGTCGGGAAATTTTCTGCACTCCAGATCACAGATTTTGGACACAAAGAGGGTTTTGCCCACTTAATACATTGCGATACGATGATAAACTTCTTTCATGGAATTCGTTGAATTCAATGGGCGAACCTATCGACTCCGTAAGGATGGGTATTACGCTTGCAGCGGGGGATTCCTGCACAGGGCGGTCTGGGCTCGGACCTTCGGCCCCATTCCTCGCAGGATGCATATCCACCATAAAGACAATGCTCCAAAGAGCACTACGAACCCTGACGACTTGGAATGCCTCACTCCAAAACAGCACATGCGAATCCATGGGCCGCTTCGCAAGCCCAATCCAGCCGCATTGGCAAAAGCGCGCGAGGCAGCAAAGGATTGGCACAAGTCCCGAGAAGGTAGAGCATGGCACAGGGCACACGCAAAAGGGTGGCGACCGCCAGTCTCCGTCAAGGTCTGCGAACAATGCGGGGATGGATTCGACGGCATCCCTCACTCCCGGTTTTGCAGTCCCAAGTGCAAGGCTAAATGGCGGCGAGATAATCAACTCGATTTCGTCGAGATTCAATGCGTCATCTGCGGCGATGCTGTGCTGCGAAACCGATTTTCCAACGTCCGAACCTGTAGCCTCCAATGCCGTGCTGCTTTACGGATTAGAAACGGCGGGGTTCGCGGACGTGTACGACCTGGAAGTTGAGGACGCACACGAGTTCTTCGCCAACGGCATCCTTGTTCACAATTGCAGTGACGCATTCAGATATGCGCTCAAGAGCAAGTTAGAACCCGGCAAGAAGCCCAAGGCGGTGGAGAACGAAGAGAAGTTACGGGCGCTCCAAGAGGCCGGACTCGATCAGCACAGCCTGAACGTGTACCGCATCCAGCTCAGCCAAGAGGTTCGGACTTCGGAAGCTCCGGCGCGGTTGGGACATGGGCGGGTCGGGCGGCGGATGTAGCCTTAGCGCGGCGTCGCCACTCTCTTCACTGGCTCGCACTCGTAGCGGTGACTGGCAACGTGTCGCCACCCGAATCCCTCAACCTTGCGGATTGCCTTGTCACAGTTCGCGCAGGTGCCGATCGATACCTTCGGCGTGTTGGCCACTTGCGGCGGCGGCACAGCAGGCCCGCAGTTCATTGAGCAGTGCCCGTCAGGCCACCAATGCTGTTAGCGTGCGCCACTCCTTTGGGCAGAAATGAACCTGTGCGCTGCAGGCGCTCCATCATGGTGAGGCCGTCATTGACGATGGCTAAGCACATAGTGAAGCCTTTGGTTCCACGTTCCTGAACAGCGTATTCTCGGCCAGATACTCACACTCAGCCCGGCCAGTGGGCCCTTGCCTCTGCTTGGCAAGAATCATGACCGCCTTCAACTTCTCTTTGTCATCGGCCTTGGCATCATAGTAACTCGGCCTGTGCGGGAAGATCACGACATCAGCATCCTGCTCAATCTCGCCCGAGTCTCTCAGGTCGCTCAACCTGGGCTCCCGGTCATCCCGCTTCTCATTGGCCCGGCTCAACTGATGCAGCACCACCACCGGCACATCCAACTCCACGGCCATGCCTTTCAGCCCGCGCGTGATGAAGCCTAGATCCTGGCTCCGGTTGCCGTACTTCTTCGAGTCCACTGGCAGCGCGATGTAGTTCAACTGGTCAATCACGATCAAATCAAGATGCCCGGTCTGAGACTTCAATCGTGCCGCCTTAGCTCTGATCTTCTGGATGGACTGGCCGGCCTGATCGTCAATGTAGAGCGGCGCGCTCACAATATCGCTCATGGCGTCGAGCGCGTACCGCTTGTTCGTGTCGGTCCAACGGCCCTCGCGGATGTCATTCAGCGTCACTGTGCTGCGCATGGAAACCAGGCGGTGAAGGATGGCCTCTTTCCGCATTTCCATGGAGAACAAGGCGGAGGTCTGATCGAGGTTGATTGATGCGTGGACGCAAAGGGCGAGGCCTGCGGCCGTCTTCCCCATGGCGGGCCTGGCCGCAATGACGATGAGTTCTTTCCGCTGGAAGCCACAAGTCAAGGCGTCGAGTTCCTTCAAGCCACTGGGCAGCCCCTGGGACCGCGCACTGTGTTTGAACACCGCATCGACCGACGGGTAAGCCTTCTCGACGAATGTGCCGAAGCTCTGGAGCGGTGACGAGATGCCCTGCTCGGACGCAGCCTGCATCTGCTCCATGGCGAAGCCGAGAACGTCCTGAGCGGAGTCGGACTGATCCGCGGCGCGGGCGATGGCCATGGACGATATGCCCATGAGCTTGCGGAGTAGTCCCTTATCCTTTAGTTCGGCAACGTAATCGCCAATGGCCGGCCGCCGCGGCATACCCTCAGAGAGACCGGCGATGTAGGAAGAGCCCCCAACCCCATCCAGTTCCTTGTGGCGCCGCAGTTCAGCCGCGAGGGTAATCTCGTCAACGGCCTTCTGTTTGCCCATCAGTTCCGAGATGCGCAGCCAGATGCGGCGGTTGCTGTCGAGGCTGAAATCCTCAGCGTCGAGTTTCTCGGATGCCTCGGTAAAGTAGGCGTTGTCGATCAGGACCGCGGCGATAACGATCCGCTCGGCGTCGACATTGGCGGGTAATCCGATATCGAGAGTCAGGTCGGGGTAGCTCAACTCGCGTTCTCCTTCCCCTGCACGCAGCTAGGCTCCGGGGCGTTGATCGGGCGGAAGTGGGTCCAGCCTCCATATTGTTTCCAGACTCGCGGGTCGGTACCCAGTGCGCTCACATGCGTGTATGTAACTTGGCTAATCTGTTGCAATGTATGCGACCAAATCTCATCCCCCACCTTCGGCAGATGCTCTGCGTCGATGGGCATCCACTGGAGAGCGACCAGTTGCGGGTCCGGGGTGCGGGTGTTCCATGCGGCTACGGCGAGTTCGCGAGTGACGAAGAAACCCGACTCGGGATGTATGGCGCAAGTCGGCTCATCGTGCTCATCGTAGGAATTGCAGTACACCATAAATGTTCCCGATCCAGACCATCCAATTTCAGGCAACCCTCCGCAAAACGGGCATGGCTTCAGTTCACTCGGCATCATTGCTCTCCTGTTTCTGTGGGGCGGATGGGCCGTCAGAGCGACGTTTGCGTCTCGGTTCTGGCGGATGCTCTCTGGCGTAGAGTTTTGCGGCGTTGGTGACAATCCGCCCCGCATCCTCATTACCTGTCGCAAGATAAAGCAGGACCAAATCCCTGCCGCTTACTTCCAGTTCAACCTTCATCGAACACTCCTGTCGCGTGGCGGTCTGGGCGGCTCTAATGGGCCGGGAGGGTTGGTATTTGGCGGTGGGGCGGATAGGCGGGAGGCAATCATCAACTCATCGGCAAGTATGTGAATGCTGCGAGTATTCATGCGTCCATTCGTTGCGGCGAATAGCTTCTCTTCCGTTTCTTCTCTCGTCCTGCCGGTAAGAATACCTTTCAGCCGTGCGTTCTCCGCTTTCAGGTCATGAATGATTATCAGTGACGTTCCATACGCTTGGCAGAGTTCTTTGCCCTTGCGCTCAAATTCATCTCGTTGCTCCCGCAGTTGCTCCAGTTCGGCGGACTGGGCGGCGAGTTCGCGGTCGAGTTCATTGCACCGCTTGAACGCTAGAGCAACGTCCTCCCGCAGTGAGTCTCGAACTTCTTCCTCGGTTGCGCCTAATCTATCC